AAGCAACGTTCGAAATAGTAGCGTAGGTGTTGCTTAGGTTATTGATATTCGTTTGTAGCGTCGAACCAGTCAAAGCAACGTTCGAAATAGTAGCGTAGGTGTTGCTTAGGTTATTGATATTCGTTTGCAAGGTTGAGCCAGTGCTTGCAAGATTAGCTGAAGTAGCATAAAGAGCTGGAGTTACTTGTACGCCACTTACTTGTAGTCCCATTCCATTTTGAAAATTAGTATTATCATTGTCAATAGAAATGCCAACATATGATCCAAGAAAATTAAAGGGAGGCCCACCAACTCCAGTTCTATAAATGTTTACAGTTCTTGCCGTATTATTACCAAGACCAAAATTATTTATATTAAAATTACCATATACATTATGTGTTCCACTACTAGCAGTTATAGTTGGGCCAGCAAACATATTAAATCCACCAAATGTCCTACCCCCAACAAAATTTTGACCAGTTCCAGCGTATAAATTTATATTACCAGCAGCTTCACCAAAAGTTGTTCCATTTCCAGCGCTTATATTAATGTCTCTAGTAGAGGTATTACCAGCCGCAATAGTAATTCCCCCATTACCTGAAATAGTCGATAAAAATACTCTAGATAAATTTAAATTTCCACTAGGATTTATGTTAATGTTGTTACCAGTTATTGTAACATCTCTTAGATTACCACTTTGACTTTGTTGTGAACCTATAATTAAATTATTATTTTGCCAACCGAATAATCCAAATTCACCAGAGTTAGTTCCTGTACGATTAAATACTCTTATTGATTGAGGATTTGTGCCACTATAAATATCTATACCAGAGGTGAAAGTTTTTAATCCATTTATAGTTTGATCTCCAGTCGTGAAAACAATATTACTACTTGAAGAATTTACATAACCACTTAAATTGTTAATATTGGTTTGAAGGGTAGAACCAGTATTAAAAAGTTGAATATCGCTAGCAAAAATTGTGTCTAAGGTTCCAGTATATCCTGTGAACAAACCGCTTAAACTATTAATATTATTACTTAAATTGAAACCTGTTAATGCTAGATTAGATGTTGTTGCGTATGAACTTAAATCTACTCCTGTTATTAATTTATTTCCGCTAACAATTGGAAATACATCAAAAGTTTTAATTCCAGAAATAGTTTGATTACCAGTCGTATAAACAATGGTATTTGGTAAACTAAAGTTAATAACTTCACCGCTTAATAATACTCCAGTACCATTTACAATCGGACGATTTGTTAAACTAACTCCACCACTTATAATATTTATATCTACTCCAGAAATACTTAGAGTATCAATATTATTTAAATCAAGAGCATTAAAAACTCCACTTCCAGAAACATTAATATTATTAAGAAAAGTTTTATTACCAGATATGTTTTGATCGCCAGTATTATAAACTATACTATCTGGTAAAACAGAATCAATTGTATCATTAAACCATATTCCACTTAAAGAATCATATCTTATAATATTTTTATCTGCTAATGCATTTCTATGATTTATATTTACGTTATGAAGTTCTTCCAACTCAAAACCATTTTGAATTTTAACAAACACTTCTCCTTGATTAGCATGCTTTCTAGTAAGTACTCCAAGATAAACAAGATGATTAGGTGCATATGGTTTATTAGCTAAACCAAAAATTAAACTCCCAGTTGGACCTAACCATATTGGATCTCCTTCTTCTCCAGCATTTGTATTAAAACCTTGCAGCAAACCTTCAGTTACTATTGTTCCTTGAGCGTTTTGAGCTAAACTAGTTTGATATACTAATCCTAAAGTCTTTGATGATGTTTGTTCTCCGCTATTGCTCGCTAATTTAACTAAAATATTTGTTCCTGCTGCGCTAGATACATAAACTGGTTGACCTTTATATATTGTAGAACCATTATTATTTTTTATATTTATTTGTGCACTATAGAGTACTCCGCTAATTGTAGTGCTCACTTCTCCACTTAATAAAACTGGAATTGTACCAACAGTAGGTCTTATTGTAAAGTCTTTTAATCCACTTATATTTTGATCGCCAGTATTATAAACTAAATTAGGTGCAACAGCCTCATAAGAAAATCTTCCAGTACTGCTTACTAACGTTTTAGCTTTAAAAATCTGTGCCATTTTTCTTTTTATTCCTTTTGTTGGTTTTTAGGCCAATCTGTCGCTTTTTACGGCGAACTAAAGAGTAAAAGAATTATTAATTCTATTATTCTAGTGAATATTACACTAGATTAATTTTGTGTTGATGCGAAAGTATGGATTTTTACATCATTTTCTAAAACATTATCAGAAAGTAATCCTGTATATCCAGTTGTGCTAATTGATTTTATAGATAAATTATACATTACATCTCCAGCAACCTCAAGGGTAGCTTGAACCTTTGGTGGTGTTATACCAGCAAAAACTACTGGATAATTAATTGAATATGCATCTGCTCCAGGAGCTAAAGTTGTTGTAAATACTTGATTGCTTGTTTTTGCGACATATGTTGCATTTACATAACCACTAAAATTGTTAATGTTTGTTTGTAGAATATTTCCAGTTGTGGCAAGATTTGTGCTTAGAGTATTTCCAGTTGTGGCAAGATTTTGAGTTAAAGTATCAACTAAACCTTGAAAATATCCACTATTTCCTACTACTGTGATTTGACCAAGTCCAGCATCTACTTGAATAGTAACTCCATTACTACCAGTTATATTAATTGCACCTGTTAAACCATTTATGCTATCTACATTAGCGTCTGCTTGGTTAATTAAACTTTGTAGATAACCACTTACTCCAGTAAGCTCACTATAATATGCAAGACCACTATTTCCAAAACCAAGTCTTAACTTTTCTCCACCAGCTACTGGGGTTAAATTGTATCCGCTTAATCTAATATGTTTAAATGCGCTTATCATAAATTTTTATTTCCTTTTATACTATTACACATAATTTTTATTTTTTAACTTGAATATTTAAATAATAACCATTATTTAATAAGGTATCACTAAAATTTATATAAAATCCAGTAGAATTAATATTACCTATATTAAAGTAATAGGCCATATCATCTACTATATTTTGAAAAGTGCAAACTACAGATTTTGGGCTAGAAGTTAGCACTTGTGGAAATTGTACATAATAACTATCAGATCCTTGAGGCGTTAGATTAGCTTTGTAACCAATAACATTTTCTGCTTCAAAATAACCGCTTAATGGAGCAGCATTAATTATAATTGATTTGTAAGGGTTTTGAGAAGGATCTGTTGATATACTAACGCCTGTTCGACCAATAAATCTTAATGTTTCTATTCCAGTTGGAATTAAATCTGGTTGTCCAGTTACATTTATTGTTTTAAAATAATCAGCAACTCCAGGTGGTCCTGGTGGTCCTTCTGGTCCTTGTGGGCCAGGAATAAAAACATTTGCATTACCTGGAAAACTTGGTGATGTTACATCTGTTGTAATTTGCGTTGGTAAAATAACATCCACACTGATCCCACAAGAATCATTACATGAATTAGACATAAAATTTTAAAAAGATGTTACTTCTGGACCTACAATAAATTTTCCTCGAATTAGTTTTATAGAATTACCAGTTGGTACTCCATAAGGAAATCTTTCAATATCATAAACAAAAGAACCGACTGGGATGCTTGCCATTGTATATGATGGAATATTTATATCAACTAATCCAGAAGCATAAAGAGATCCGCTTACTCCACTTTTAATAACTGGAGCTAAATCGAGTATAAGTCCAGATAATCCTGTAAAACCATAAGCATACTTTACTACTCCCCTTACATTATATCCACTTAAATTAATTGGGGAATTATTTTCATTTTTTATAGAAAGACATATTTGTAAATTATCGCCTTGAATTGTGTTTATATTATATGATGTTGCCATATAATAAATTACACATTTAATTTAATAATACTTTACAATAATCAATTACAAACTAGTACCACTTTTAATAACATTATTTATTAATGTTCCATTGATAAATTCATATCTATTTACTGATTCTGAGGTTGGCACAAACATTTGATTAAATTCACCAACAACATTCCATAGGATAATTTTATTAGATGCACCAGTTACATTTATTGCTAGAGCTTTGTTTGTGCTATCTCCAGATAATGACATTCCCCATGTTGGACTTCCATATGAAGCAGAATTAGTAATTTGATCATTTACAATGATTAATGAATTATTTCTATTTATTGCTGTAACATTTCTTGTTTCTGTTTTAATATTTGCTAGTCCTGTTTCAGAAGCTACTACATTTAATATGCCATTCCAAATATGACCAGATCTTAAAAATGCTTTTCCAGAAGTATAGTTTTCACTAGAATAAACTCCATCTAATGTTAGTTCTTGAGGAATTAGAGAATTTCCACTTGTAATTCCTTTCCAAATTAATTGGGTTTTTTGAGATGATCCTTCTCTTATTGAAGCTATTGGTCCAGCAGCAAATGCTAATTCGCCATAATTTCTAGTTTTTGCTTTATATCCTAAAGCAATACTTGCTTCACTAGTTGTAACATTTGAGCTTCCTAAGATATATGATTTATAACTCGTGCCCCAGTTACTATGACCAAAAATTCCTACTTCAGTATTTGAGCTTACATTATCATTTCCAAAAATAATTGAATTATTGTTAGAATTATTATTACCACTAAATACAAAATTATTTGAACCAACTACATTAGAATCTGATGCAAAAACTGTATTTTTAAATCCAACTGCTAAAGTTGAAGTTGTTCGGCCTAATTCATTTTCTCCACCTAGAACCAAACCTTTAACTGCAGATGTTATAAAATTACGATCACCAAGAATAGAGAGGTAATTTGTTCCTGTGCCTTGAATTACATTATAATAACCAACTACATTATTTACTGATCCAGAAATATCAAGAATTGTATTTGCATTTCCTAACACTGTACTAAATTGACCTAATGTAGTATTATTTAATCCAAATGTGTAATTTTTTGTACCAGAACTAGTGTTACCTATTCCAATTGCTGCTCCATAAGATTGTGTTCCTTGATTTCCTAAACCTAATAATATAGAATGAAAACCACCTTGTTCAACTTGACCTATACCTACTAAAACATTTGAACTCTTAAAACCATTAAATCCTGTTGGAGTTCTTATTCCAGTAACAACTCCAGATACTCCAGTAAAATATCTTACTCCTTGTCTTATGATTGCATTGCTATTACCAATTAATATATTATCATTTGATGTATCAAATGCTTCATTTTGAATACCATATATTACGTTTCTTGTACCCGTGGAAGTATTGAAGTGTCCAACTAAAACATTTCTTCCTTGGAAATATGGCCAAGTATCATTTGGATATCCCCATGGAGTGCGTTGTCCTTGTGCATTAGGTATTGTTTTTAATGCTCCTGAACCAAAATATCCACCACTTGTTACAATGCCAGTTGCATCTTCAAATTTTTGGAACAAGGCAGTATTTTGAATTCCTATTAAAATATTTTCATAACCACCATGATTTAAATTTCCAATTGTAATCGCAGGATTATATCTTCTTATAAATGTTTTTGTTCCAGGTGCATCACCAGAATAATCTATCCATGGAACAACATGATTAAGATCTCCGATTTGAATATTTTTTAAATTGCCCTCTGTATCATCGACAAGTCTTCCGCCAGTATATCCAAAATAAACACCTCTTCTGTTTCCTACAAATCCTGTTTCCATTCCTACTGATTCTAATAAATTATTTGGACCATAAGTTACAGTTCTTAAATTAATTTGTGGAGTTAATAGAACTCCATTTGTAAAGTTTAAATTTAATGCAAATGATTCTGGATTAAACGCTCTACTAAGACCATCAGTTATTAAACCTGCTCCTCTAAAAGCGTATCCACTTTTTATTCCACCAACTCCAGTGAAATCCCAGCCACTTATAGTACCTCTACTTCCGATAACAAATGAATCTGTTGCTCCATGTATTTCATTATAAAAACCACCTAATACAGAGCTATAATTTCCACTTACAATTCTATTTTGTGCTCCGCCTAAAATTGATGCAACACAACCACCATTTACAATACAATTAAATTGCCCACCACCAATTACTGCTGCGTCTGGCAATTGTTCTAAATCATTAAATTTTCTAAAACATTGACCCCAATATCTCATATCTATAGTATTATTACCAATCCGATTGCAGAATCCTCCACCAACTACTGCTCTATGGCCTACAGCTTCATTACCCATTCCGCCTATCATACTAGGAGCATTTCCTAAAAGATAATTACAGCAACCACCACCTAATACCATTAAAGAAGAATACGCTTCATCTCCAGGACCACAATGGCCAACTTGATTCATTGCTCCTGCACCAAAAAAAGACATAGTGGCGCTTACGGTATTAAGTTTTCCTGCTCCAATAAAACTATCTCCGTGAATACTATATGGATAACATGTAATGCAGTTACTCTCGCCTCCACCAATAAAAGAAGCTCCAAGACAAACTCTATTAGTAGAACCACCACCAATCACTGAACCACCAGCATTACAACATATGTAATTATTTATACCTCCACCAATAAATGCCCGTGTGGAATTTTCAATTGTATTGCCGACTCCACCAGCTATAACACTTTCGATAGTATTATCGCATATATCATTATATGATCCACCACCAATGGTATTACATGAATTATTAGATCCTCCTAGGCAATTACAAGTTCCACCAGCTATAGTATTGAAGCTATTCGCGCGAATGTCATTTCTATATCCTCCTCCAATAATATTGTTGCTTTTATAAGTAACAGAATCAGAAGAAGATGTAATCGTAGAACAAGAACCGCCACCAATTACAGAATTAACATTATTTCTTATGAGATTGCAATTTCCTCCAAGTATAGAGTTATTATTTCCATCAAATGTATTTTTCATTATGATGTTTTTACTGAAATCACCATAGTTATCTTTACCACCACTGGTTGCATTTACAGTAAAATTATTTCTGTCATCATAAGTTATAGCTGATCTAGTATCAACTGTATAATAACTATTACTGCTTGGGCTATAAGTTCCTGTTGTATTACATGCGCCTTTAGCGATATAAACTTCATCTGACCCTAGATTAACTGAAGCATAACTATAAGGGAAATTTCCAGCACCACCCCCCCCAAATTCATCATCGATTACGTAATTGCTTCTGTTTTTTTCTATTAAATATTTATAATTTCCAGAAGTTAAATAAGCAGGAGCTGGTCTTCCTTGATCGCGCCAATATGGAACAAAATTACTCCCACCTTCCCTGTATGCTCTTGTTATTTGAGAATAATATCCACTATCATCTACTTTTAATTCAGCAAAACCATTTCCAGTTTTTAATTGCAAATAAAATGTTCCAGTTGTGACTTGTCCTGTTGATGGTGTTGCTGGCATTATCTTAATTTCTCCTAGTATTTATTATATGTAATTTACACTTAAAAATACTAAATAAATTTTAATTTTTAAAAAAAACTAAAAAAATCATTAATTTCTTAATGATTATTTCAACGACCTTCAGATAAAACATCTTTAGCGGTTTTATCTAATTTAACATAGTTAATTTTTTGTTTTGGTACGTTGTATAAAGAAGTATGTTTTTTAAATTCTTTAACTAGTCTTTTAATAAGAGTTTCTCTGTCGTCTACTGGAATTAATCCAAATTTACTAGCATGAGCTTGTAGATCGCTCTTATTCATTTCTTTTAATGAAAGAAGATACTCAGATTCATCTAGAGTCTTATATTTGCGGATTCCATCATCTCCCCAAATTTGATCTAGTGTTCTATATTCTTTTTCTTCTGTTTTCCCGTGAGTTTGAGACAATTCACCTATATTTTTTACTTTTTTCTTCATATTTTTCTCCTTTTACCTTACAAGGGGTTACACGAAAACTAAAAATGGGGGAACAAATAAAAATAAAAAACCCCTAGGATTTCTCCTAGGGGTTTCTTAATAAGTTTAAGTCTTGCTTAAGTTAATTAAACACCCTTAACTCTTAGACCAACGATGGTACGAGCATCAATACAAACGCGTCCTTCTTCTAGGAATCCGTAGAATCCAGTTTTCTCGGAACGAGTTACGAATTGATCATCTGGAAGAACATTGAATGTTCCACCACTCTCGGCTTGACGAGCTACAGGACGAATAAATCCTTCGCGACTGAGGTCGAGACCGATAGAAATCTCTGAATTATCAGCGATTGATGCTTGAGAGCCTCTAAGAGCTTGATAGAGAGCGTTATATTTACCGTAAACTCCAAGTTCAACTAGCTCATGGATTGTGACTCCATAAATTTCTTGAACTCCAGCGTTACGATAGATTTCTTCACGAACTCCATCTGGTAAGTTTGTGGCTGTAGCACTATTGATGATTGGTGCATATGCGAAAGCACGAATATCAGCTTTTACTTCTGGACTTACGAATAGATCGGTTAGTCCATAAGTATCAACAGTTGTTCCACCAGCGTAAGAGGTATTAATTCTTTTCATTAGGGTCATTAGATTATTCAAATCTCCCAATTGGAATGTTCCAACTGAGACACTTGGAATAACATGGCCACCTGTTACTTCTGGGTTAACTGATCCAGCGCCTACTGCGCCAGCACTTCTAGCTTCTGCTAGAGCTTTTAGAACGACTGCCCAAGCATTGCGCTCTTGTTTTACAAGAACTTCATTGCTCATGCGCTCTACTGCTTTGCCAACTACATCAATGCGACCACGACGAGCATAGCGTTTTAAGAAGCTAACTGCTGTATCTAGGCGATATGTAGAAACTTTAAGTTCACTGAAGCCTTCAACTGTTGAAGTTGGTAGACCACCAGCTACATTTTGACTCCATACTGTAACGTAGTCTGTGCCTTCGTTATAATATAGATCTAAAGGTAGACTTGGGGAGTCATCTTCATCATATGGTGCGTCAGTATAAATTGAGCTAGCTGTTCCTGCTTGCATTAGAACCTTACTTACGACTGGTCCTATGAAAGCGGCAAAAGCCTCTCCAGCTTCTCTAGCTACGGTAGCATCTTTGCTGCCCATAGCTTTGATAAGCTCTACTTGTTCTGGGGTATTTTTAAGTTTGATTTTCATTTTTTAAATTTCTCCTTTAGAATTAGAGCTGAATTTTTAGAGGAGCAATTCCATTGACAGATGTTCCGAGGAACGTGCCAATTTTAGTTGCACCTGCTGGTAATGTAGCGCTAGCAGTTATATTGCCAGCAGCACCATTAGCCAAATAAGCGACATGACCTGCTGTAGCGTTAACACCACTATACAATACTACTCCACGAGAAAGTACTGGTACAGTTTGTCCACTGATTACAACATTCATCTCTGCAGCTTTACGAGGATTGAAAGCTAGTTTTTCACCGTTTTCGTCTAGTTCACGAATGTCCATAAGAGTTAAGCCAAGTGGTTGATCACCAGATGTAGCCAAACGTACTTTAGCAACTGAACCATAACGATCTGATACGGTATTGTTATAGGAAGCTCCGATTGAACCTAAAGATTCAATTGGTGTTCCTAATGTTCCAGTAGAGACTGGTTGAAAACCTGCTCCTTCTACTGCGACTACAGCGCCTTTTGTTAGTACAACGGCAGAACTTTCAGCTGCACCGCTGAAAGTAAAAACGTTGACAACGTCGTGCTCACTATAATCTCTGAATGGTCTTAGATTAAATGCCATATTTTTATCTCCTTATTTATTTAGTATAAATCCTTCTTCAAAACTAAATGCTCTACTGTATTTTTCTTTTACAGTAGCTTCATTAGCTGTCGAAGAGTTTGGTAATGAACTTTTTTCAAGTTTGGAATTGTCTATTACCTCATCTACAACTTCGGTTGTAGATTTTTCCAAATCGGTTGAAGCTTTAACTTCTTCTACTACAGAGGCCATATTCTTTTTCATTTCGTCTTCTTTGGCTTTTTTAGTAGATTTGTTTTTCTCTTTCATGAGAACTGCCATTTTCTTTTTATAGGCAGCAAAGGCTTCTTCTTCTAAATCTTTAATATCTGTAGCTAAAACTTGACGATCTTCATCGTTTAATTCGAATTCTTCGTCAAAAGAAGCCATGCGAACATTAAATGCTTCTTCTTTTAATTTTGCAATTTTTTCTTGTTCTAGCTTTTCTAAATTAGCTTTGATATTAGCTATTTCAGTTTTCAACTTTTCGCTTTCTTCTGAAAGAGTAGCGTTTTTTGCTTCAACTTCTTTTAGAAGATTTTCTTTTTCTGTTTTTTCAGCAACGAAAGTTTCGCTAGCTTTTTTAATCTCTTCATTAATAAAATCAGTTATGGACGAAGCCTTAACTTCTTTAAGAAGATCATCGGTTATTTGGTTAATATTTTCTATTTTCATAATAATTCTCTCTATTATCTTAATATCCTTTACATTATTTTCGTCTGAATGTGAAATATTATTTTGATCGATAGCTTCTTCGGATATTTGAATATCTGATTGATTTTGTTCGATTTCTGATATTTCATCATTATTTTCTTGCTTAACAGCGACTCCTTCAACGTCTGCTGCTGGATTTATTGTTAAGCCTATACCAAGAGGGATAACTTCGCCAGTTACCTCTCTGTAAATATAAGTGTTCTCATTAACTCTTCCAGAACCACCTAAAGCTTTCAAATTAGATGATAGTTTGGCTTTTTCTTTTTCAGAAGATACAATCTTACCATTTTCTAAATTTTTCTCTTTATCTTTTAAAAGCACTAGATTATAATCATTAAATCCAAGTTCCCAAGAAGCTGATATACCCATATAATTTTCACTAGTTGGATCATTGCTTTCTTCTATTAGATTAGCTAGATTTTGATTAACTACCTTCCAAATAACTCCACCTAAAGTAATATTAAATGGTTCTTTAATATCTTTAATGTCTAATTCTGCAAGAGATTCATTAGAGCCAAATTTACTAAAATTAGCATTTAATATGCAACCAACAACTTTTGTTCTGTCATGTTCAATGTTAATTGGTTTATTAACAAAATATTTAGCAACCTCGTAGGCAGTTTCTGCGTTAATTACGTCACCATTTTTATTAACTCTATTTACTACGCAGGCATCAAAAGCTATAGGGAGAAGATCTATATTCTTCTCCGAATCAATTTGTGGCAAAAATTTTCTCAAAGCGCTTAGGGATGCTACTGACAAATATTTATCTTTATCTTCACTAACTATTGGTTTTAATTGAAGATTAGCAAAAGTTGTATTATATTTAAATTCCATAATTATACCTCAAAAGTAAAATTAAAGCCTTCGTCTTCGTCATCAAGATAAAGTTCGTCGGCGCTAAGAAAATCAAAATCACCTAAATTGTAATTTTTGATATCTAAATCTGCTTCATTAAAATCTTCATCATCTGGATCTAAATTAGCTTCTATAATGTAATTATTAGTTGATGCTCTTGCAATATCACTATCTGCTTTTCTATAAGAATCTTTTACTTTCCCACCTCTTACCATTTTAAGAAACATATTTACCCTAGCCATAGCCCATGCAACTCTTGATAATCCTGGTCTATGAGACGAAGAGAACGCTCCAGCGCCTCTTCTAAAAACTTTTTTTAATTGACCTAATGTAACTTTCTTTTTATTTTTACTATTGTGTTCTTTGACTTTGCTTTTTAGCGCTTCAATTACTTTTTTAGAAAACTCAATTGCCTTATCGCTTTTTGTTCCTGCGCTACCAGGTTTATTTTTAGATGAGCCTTTGCGTCTTTCAGATGGTTTTGCTGGAGTTTGAGCTCCAGATTTTGGACCAGATCTTTTAGCTTTAATCAAGTCAAAGCCGTATTGTTCTGAATTAATACTCATATATTCATATATGTTACACGCTAATTTAATTAATTTAAATTATTTATTATACAATTCTCTACTAGCGTCATCTGCAGAACCCATAGTTGGAGTTTCTGGATATTTTGTTGGTAATTCTCTACTATCTAAATTTGGTTCTGAACAGCTTATTAATAAAAACAAAGGAAATATTAATATTAGTTTTTTCATAATAATTATTACACTTTTAATGATTCTTCAATTAATTTGGCTTCAGCATCTCGTCTGCGACTCATACCTTTTTCTATGCTACCACCAATCCATATTCTTTTCATATGTCTTATTTGATTAGCGATAAATGATAAAGCTTTTTGATCAAAAGTAGATACTAATTTCATACCATCTCTTATTAATTTCATTTCGCGGCGACGATCACCTTCTAAACCATTTCCTCGATTAAAGACGAGACTAACTAATCCACCTTTTGCATCTTCTGGAAGATTATCAAAATTAGGAAAAGTTTGGCGCGTTAAATTATAGAATTTAGTTACTGTTTTATTATTAAATACTTTAAGAGCAAGATCCCAAGGAATAGTTATATCTTTTAATCCTCTAATAAGATTCTTAGCATTGTATCCTTTGATACCAACTACTTTATATAATCTATCAAAAGTTTCTTTTGGTAAATCTTTCCAATCTTCACTAAATTCAGTTTTATTAACATAGCCCAAATCATAACCAACGCCAATTGTAACTCCGCTCTGACCTTCTGGCCAAGCTGGATTTTTTAAAAATTTATTATAATAGCTTTCGCCACCGCCAACTTCAAATTCAAGAATAAGATCTAAAGATTTTTTTGAAAGCATATATTTTAACTAAAATAAAGATAAGGATTATAAAAAAACATTCCACCAGTATCAACAAAGTCATTATTATTTAAATAAACAAAACTTTCTGCTAAATACATATGTAAAGATACATATTCTGCCCTACCATTTGTTGCATCGTTACCTGCTGTAGAAAAAGTTGGTATTGTAACAGATCCATTTATAATTCTCCAACTATCATAAGTATCATCTTGAACAGTTTGAGATAATTTTTTTACTTTTACTTTTGATGTATTTGGTCCTAACCATTGAGACATTGCATTAGAATTAGAATCTGCATTAAACGTTGTATATGGATTATCATCTCCTAATAAAGTTGGAACTTCGTTTCCACATACTGCAATATAATTTACATAACTTCTATAAGTCGATTTTTTAAAATTAATAAATATTCCACCAAAATTTTTAGGTCTTAATTGATCATTTTTTGCTATTCTAACAGAGCATCCAAAATTAACAGTTGTTACTCCTTCTGGTACAAGTATAGGTGTAGATTCACCGTTTTGTAGTATGGGAGACCAAGTTCGAGAGCCTACTGTCTCTGCTGAATATTTTACCCAACTAGTTAAATCTGTATTTCCTCCTCCATTTGCTGGAGAAGGTACGCTTGAAATAGTTCTTATTAATCCAAGGTCTGTGTTTATATCTGCAAATCTATTTCCAACTGGTAAAATTTTCATAAATCTTTGTTGTAATGGTGAGTTGTATGGTAATATATCATATGGTGGTTTTGCTACATGAAAAGTTTTACGAAATAATGTTGCATAACCTTCAGCATAATATCTTAATGGCGAATTATGCCAATATTTAGACATAATAACTGAACCGTTCGTGGCATCTCCATAATAATTTTGATCATATCCATCGTAAGGATAATAATTATCTTGATCAAAATTAGAATTTTGTATTAAATTCGCTCCATTGTGGCTTATAGAATCTGCAAAATTTTTAACGCTAATTTTACCTAAACCTTTGTCAGTATAAATATTTTTCATTTTAAAAATATCCTTAAATTTTGTTTTGGTTTAATATAAACTACTACATTATAATTAACACTGTCGAAAACTCTGTCACCAAAAGTAAATGTAGAATTAAAATCATTAAAAAAAACTTCATTTAAATTTTCCATTGGATAGGAATAATTTGTAAAAGTTTCTGTTCCTAATGATATCATTTTCCCTTCTAAAGTTATAGATTTTAAATTAGCTCTAAATGTATTTGCAGATGCATTAAATGAATTTTTCTCGAGTTGCGTTATACCTTTTCCTAATATTAAATTTGATATATTTGCTCCAATAAATATTACAGCAAAATCAATATGATCACTTATAATAGTAAATCCATCTCCAATTCTTAAAGAATTTAAAGTAGTTCCAGTAAATGGTGGGTCTCTATAAGTATTTCCACTTGGATCTATACTATATGGATTTATAGTAGTTATAGAATTTGGAAGATATAAATTCGTTAAATAAACACAATCATAAAAAACTCCAGGACCAATTGTTGTTAAATTTCCTGAAATAAAAGTAAAACTTTTAGCATAACTTTCATAAAAACAATGAGACTCAAGATTTGTTACTCCCGAGCCAATTATAACATTAAATTCATTTGATCCAGATGGAGCTACTCCTGTTTTTTCAAATGCTCTAGGATTAATAGTTGTTACGCTATTAGGAATAGTTAAAGTACCTATTAAAGATCTACATCCATAAAAAGCTTGAGTTCTAATAATTATTAGTCCTTCATTTAATATTACTGTTTGTAAACCAGATAAAGTAAATGCATCTGTTCCAATTGCTGTATAATTTGAGGGTATGGTTATTGATGTTAATGATGTACAGCGTACAAATGTTCCTTGAGGAACTGTTGTTATCGTTTCATTAATTGGTAAAGTAGCACTAGCTAAATTAATGCAATCTACAAATATACTATCTGACATACTTGTTACAGAGTTTGGGATAGCTACGCTAATCAATCCAGTTCCCCAAAACGCACGACGAGCAATTGTTGTTAAACTACTTGTAGGAAATGTAACTGAAGTTAAATTACTGCAATTTCTAAAAGCAGAATCCCCAATTGTTGTTATATTGTTGCCTATTATAAGAGTTACTAAACTTGTGCAACTTAGAAAAGCGCTGGCATTAATTCTTGTTACTGGACGAACTCCATTACTTCCATCATCATATGTATCTGGTATAGTTATGGTGGCATCACCGCAGCCACCAGTTACAAAATAAGATAGTGATCCTGCATCATACGAATAAGTAGTGCTAGGCATATAATTTAATTATTTATTTTATCTATTGTTTTATCTAGTATATTATCTTGAGATACTTTTTCTTTAAGCCAAGAGTTCATAACACCAAAATAGACAAGATGTTCACTATTAATTAAAAATAACTCGTTACCGAAACTATCCTTATAAGCTTTAATTCCAGAGTCTTCATTTAGATCAATTGCTTTTTCTTTTTTAAATTTGATTCTGTACATTTTAATTAAATTATTATACCTTTCGCGCGCTTGACGAGTAATAAGTGCGTCATCGCCAATAAAAGAAATTAATCCACCATTATCTTTATCATATTGCTTTGGAGTAGTTGCATCATAAGATGATTTGTCATCTTGTATTTTATTTGGTGTCACAGTAGCACATCCAATAAAAAGAAAATTAAGAACTAATATGCTTGCGAGCTTGTTCAAGGTCTTTTTCCTTTACTGCGTTTTCAATTCCACTTTGATGATCAACTTCTTTTTGAGCTTCTTGTCGCTCTTTCATTTCTCTTGTATTCTTTGCGCCGAATACATTGTTAATTGCTGAGAATATTCCAGATATTGCTGAAAGTATAGCTGTTAATATTCCAGTTGGCATGATTACTCTACGTAACTTGCTGTAGCATCTTTGCATCCAGACGCAATAGCGTTAAGTACCTTTACTGCAAGTGCACCATTTCCATTTAGTCTAGCAAATTGTTGAGCATAAAGATCTTTGATAACAGTAACATAATTTGCCCAATGAGTTTTTTCTGCTGGAAGATAATCATTAAGAGCTTTTTGAAATTGCTCTGGAGTTGGAGTAGTTCCAGCTGTTAATCCTTCCACAATTGCTGCAACATGATTAATCATTTTAGCTTTTTCAATTCTATCATTACCAGAAGTGGCTTGATCAAGAACAACAGTACAAGCAAGCACAACCGCAGGTTTAACATAAGGAAGAGTATTTTCAACGCTTGTTGCAACATCAACTTTTCCAGTATTGGTTGTGGCGCAAGCGCCAAGAAATACGCTCAAAAGAGCAACTGCAATTAAGTTTAATTTATTCATATATTTTCTCCAGTTCTTTTTTCTGCTTCATTTGTTTGAGCTACTGTTCCACCAGTAACTGCTGCATCTTTTACTGTTAATGCAAAAATAATTCCACTAACAACTGCAACTAATTTTGAAATTCCTAATACGTAATTTTCAACACCATCTGGAAGAAATGCCACTAAAGCTGGATCACTATGAATTGCTATTGCTGTACAAACTGCTACAACTGTGGCTATTCCAGATGAGCTAGATCTCCAATTAGGGCCAAATATTTTAGATAGCATAGTCTTCATAATATATTACACTATATTATAATACTATATATTTTTAAAATCTAATATTAATTATAGAAATATATATTAACAGAATTCTTGACTGCTGTTGGGAAAGTAGTGGCATAGGTTGGGGAGAAAAATGAGCATAAAACAAGATCTCCCGCTGATACTGGTATTGGAGGATTTAGATCAGCATAATAATTTCCAGGTGTATTTACATTTTGGACATTAATCCCTGTGCTTATTATTCCTGTTGCATTAGTCGTTGCGTTAATAAAATATCCAGTGGCATTTAAAGATGGATTTCCAGCTGCAATTAGCAATTGATTCCATGTAGCTTTTCTTGCTACCGCAGCTTCAGGAACAACTACGCCTCTATTTGCTCTAGTAGGGGAAGGTGAAGTTTGGTAATTACCAAAATAATTATGTCCTGCCACCATAGTCTGAGAGTCGTGGAAAAAAAACATTGTAAAAGTATTATATGGGGCATTATTAATTCTATAAGTTCCGCTGGTTAGATTCAATCCAGAAGGAGTAATAGAAAGACCAGTGGTATTTACTCTCTTTAACTCACCATTTATAATTCCTAATAAAGAATTAGAACTATTTAGACTTATAGTCCCTGCAGTATCGAAGCTATTTACATTTTTAATTGGCATACAGGTAGATTACACATTAATATTGTAATGGAACATTCTGTGTTCTCCAAGATAAATTGTATCCAACGCCATAATTAACACTTATTGATGCACCGATATTATATAAAGCTGAATCAAAATAATAAGTCTGATTTGGTATTGGCACTTTAACTGATCTAACAGGAACTCCATCTAAAAAATAAGTAACAGTTGTTCCGTCGTATTCAATTCGTGGTTTATTTGAAGGTGTATAAATAACATATACAATACCAAGGTCAATACCATTCTCATATATTCTAAGTCCACCTCCTGGCATTGCTGCCCAAGCGTAATTGATGTTCTCAAACGATGTATTTATTGTTGGATTGGTTGATAAACCAAAAAGCGCTAGTTTAAGCGATGAATTTATAGTTGCATCCATATACATATTAGTATTATATCCTATGCTAGAATATACTTGAGCATCATATGCGTCTGTTAAGTTTTTCGTAAAAGTATTGCCAACTTTAGTTATAAGACCACCTGCTGTAAAATTTTCAGGAATTAAAGTAATTTGACTTGCTGATAATTCATAATTTACCGCAGATTCTGTTCCAAGTAATGGATTATTTGTGGATTGTGCGTATAATACATTTCCACTAGCAAATACTCCTCTATTTCCAAAATCTGGATCAATATCAAAATTAAAACTTAGATTAGCAGTTTTATTAGTTCCTATAGAAGAATTATAATTAATATTATTAAATCTTGCGCCACTAAAAATAAATTTACTTGGGAAAACGCCATTTCTACAATTATTAAAATCAACAACTATATTATAATCATCATCTCTATTTAATGTATCAAAAAATGATCCATTAAAATTTTCTTCAGTAATAAAAGACATATTTAAATCACAATTTACTGGAAAATTAATGTTTCTTCCTTGTGGGAATTTGTAGTTTAATGATCTTAAATTTTGCCTATCAAATGATAATGAATAGTCTAAGCTTTGAATAGTATCATTGTAGTATTGAATATTATTAAAAGTTCCATAATTAACACTTATTGACGCACCGATATTAGCTAAAGATGAATTAAAATAATAAGTAGCATTTGGAATTGGTACATTAACTGATCTCATAGCAACACCATCTAAAAAATAAGTAACAGTTATTCCATCGTATTCAATTCTAAATTTATTCGCAGGTGTATAAAGACCGAGTAGCCCCAAAATATCAATACCATTTTCATAAATTCGAATACCACCACCTGCTCCAACAAACCAAGCGTAATTGATATTTTCATACGATACATTTATTGTTGGATTGGTTGATAAACCAAAAAGTGCTAGTTTAAGAGAGGAATTAACGCTACCTTCTACATACATATTATTACTATATCCTATGCTAGAATATACTTGAGCGTCATATCCATCTGTTAAATTTTTCGTAAAAGTATTGCCAACTTTAGTTATAAGACCACCTGCTGTATAATTTTCGGGAATTGAACTGATAATATTAGTTGAATAATGACTTGGATTTCTATAAAAAGTAACACTAGCATCTCCTGGTAAAAGAATATTTTGTCCACTAAGATCTGATGGATTAATATTTTTAGGAATTATTAATTTTGTATTTTCTATGTTTTGATTTCCAGATTGAACATTTAATGTTGTATAATTTACTCCACTCCCACTTATATAAAAAATTATATTATCAGCAATATATGTTTGCTCAACACTTGGAACTTCTCCTAGATTAACAGAAAATGAATATTTCGTTAAATAAGAATTTTGAAAATATAATAAAGAATAATTAGGAGAATTCGGATCTATAACATCATTAACTCCATTTGGATTTATAAAATAATCTGTTAATGGATAATTACCTAAAAGATCATTATCGTTATTATTTATAACAAGATAAAAATCTTTTTTATCAACAATTGAATTGTCTTGACATAAACCAGAAAACATTGGAGCTTGAATTGAAGATAGAAAATTTGCTGTATCGAAATTTAATCTATTTTCGTTAGTAAAACCATCTGGGGTATAGCTAAAAGTAAAATTAACAGTTGGTTGAGAAGCTAGTCCTCTAAAAATATTTTTCTTGCTAGCAAAACCTTCTAGATTAATTCTATTGTTATCTATACCATAATTAAAATTTTGAACTTTTTCTATTCTTTTTAATATTTGATAGCCGCTTAAATAATAGTCTGTGGTTGGATTTTGTTCGCCACTATATGGACTAACAAATAAACCTTGTACATTATAGATTATTCTATTTCTAGCCATTTACCTTAATCCTTATATAGGATTACACTATATTTACCATTCAGAAAGCGCGGTTCTTACCCATTTATTAGGTCTTTTACAAAAATAAAAATAATCATCAGAAATAGCGAAAGCACCACTTACTCCAGTAGAATTTGAAGAATTTGGAATTGTTGTGGTTTGAGTACTAGCGCCACCACCAGCTACTGTAATTGTGGCTTGAGCTCCAACCGTACCAACAGAAATTCCAGCTCCTGCAAAATTTAATGATGACGCGTTACCTTGTGACGATCCATTACTAAGTATTGCTATTGGTGAAGGACTAGCTTCGCCAATTAATAAAACTCCTGAACCATTTACTGTGGGTCTGGATGTAAAAGTCTTAATTCCAGAAATAGTTTGGTTTCCCGTTGTGTAAACACCATTTTGTACTGAAGGGCTAGCAACATTAATTGTGGCTGTAGTACCAGCTATACTAACAGAGATTGGAGTTCCTGCAAAATTCAATGATGATGCCCTGCCTTGTTGCGATCCGTTCATAGATATTGGTATTGTGACGGCTTCTCCACTGAGAAGAACTCCAGTTCCATTTACTTTTGGTCGATTAGAAAAATGAACTCCATTGGCAAAATCTAATGTTAAAGTATGAGGACCAGAGGAAAAATGATTTCTATCTTGAGAATCTGATAGTACAGCAGATCCAGAATGACCGCTTGAAATAGAAACTCTGTTTCCTGCTAAAATTGAACTATAATCAGATTTAATAATTGAATTATTTTGCCCATTTGAAATTATTGACATGCATGCGCCAGATATAATATTTAAATTTCCATTGATTATAGTATTATTACAAACACCATTAATAATATTTTTTTCTCCATTTATTACTGTATTTAAACAAGTTACAAGCATGTTACCATAATTTGGATCATGTTTTGGTCCATATATAAGATTTTCGCATCCATGTACGATAACATTATAAATACCAGTAGTTATACAATTATCTCTTCCACCAACAATACTTGCAAAACAAGCTGGTAAATCTCCGTAGTAATCTGTTTGTGCGCCAGCAAAATTATTCCATCCTCCTAAAACGGAACTAGCAAACCCCGCTTGATTAAAAAATCCACCAGGAACACTTGAATAATAAGAGCTTATTTTATTTCCCCAACCACCGCCTACAAATGAACCTAAACCATTAATACAATTTCCTCTTCCTCCAGCGATAGTTGTAAATTCTCCAATTGCGCAATTAGCCTCTCCGCCACCAATAGTTGTGCATCCTTGTTCCGCTGTATTATCTGCTCCACCAACAACAGTAGAATAAGGTCCTAAAGCATGATTTCCTCTGCCACCTAAAATAGCAGACCAAGTACCATCAACGCAATGATCCTGTCCTCCTACAATTACATCTCCAAATCCATCATAACTAGAATTTGAACCAAAATTAATACTACCAGATGTACCAATAAGGAAATTAAATCCAGAAGCTGCAATTAAAGTTGTACCACCTTTAATATCATTAGGATTATTTAAAGTTAAGAAATATATATTTTTTAAAATTGGTTCAGCCATATTATATTCCTAATGAATTAAAATTGATTAATGATAAAAATTTCCATTTTCCATTAACTGTACCATTTCCACTCACACAAATATAAAGATTATTACTATCTATGGAAATTTGTCCACTTATTCCTGGGGAATATTCTCCAGTTGGTCTCCCGTATTCACTTAATCTTAAACCTAAATTAAAATTTGGAGTTGAATTATTTCCAGTAATTCTAGGATATCTAAGATCTAGTTGCCCACTATTAGTGAGCTGTTGTGTGAATATTTGAAGGCCATTAAATGTGCGCATCTAATGATTTACACTAAATCACTAATAATTACCAAGTTGATAATGCTGTTCTAATCCATTTATTGTTTTCTGTACAATAGTAAAGATAATTTTTATCAAAAGAAAATGCACCACTTACGCCAGTAAAATTTGAAGAAGTTGGAACAGCTGTGGTTTGAGTGCTACTACCAACTGCTATAATTGTGGCTTGAGCTCCAACCGTACTAACAGAAATTCCAGCTCCTGCAAAATTCAATGATGATGCGTTGCCTTGTGACGATCCATTACTAAGTATTGCTATTGGTGAAGGACTAGCTTCGCCAAACAATAATACTCCTGTGTTATTTACTGTTGGACGAGAGACGAAATTTTTGGCTCCAGATACATTTTGATTTCCAGTTATTCTTACTGTCGTACTAAGATCGATCTGAACAGCTTCTCCACTAAGAAGAACTTGTGTTCCATTTACTTTTGGTCGATTAGAAAAATAAACTCCACCAGAGAAATCTATTGTTAAAGTATTTGATCCAGATGATAATTTATTACGATTTTGAGAATCGGCTAGAATCATTGCTCCTTCGTGATTAATTGAAGCGTATGAACCCAATATGGTTGCATTATTACCATTAGAAGTAATTGAGTTATAAGATCCTCCAGCTATAAAACTATCTGCTCCAGAAGTTGTATTGTAACTTCCATTGATTATAGACGCATTTTGATATATATATCCTAATGGACTAGCAATATTATGACTTCCGCCAACAATAAATGCACCATTTGATCCCGTGTTCTGAGATCCACCTAATATAACATTTGAACCACCAACCGTTGCATTATCGATTCCATAAATTAAATTTAATTGACTATTTGAACCAAATGCACCAAGACAATTATCTGTTTTATTACAAATTCCACCCAAAACAACAGAATAATCTGTAGAAATTTTATTCTGATATCCACCTAGTATTTGAGAATACGAACCACGTCCAGTAATTGTATTACTCTGTCCACCTAAAATAGTAGATGTAAGAATTGGTCCAGCAAACTCCTCATTAATTGTGTCAATAATTGAATTATTCCATCCACCTACGATAGTATTATAAAAAGCTTGGTTATTAGTTGATCCACATATATTATTAGATCTTCCACCAACAATTAATGACCATCCATTTTTATTTTTTAAAATATTACCATATCCACCACCAATAAAATTAAAATCTTGATTAAGTCCGCCATTTTCACCGCTTATCATATTATTCATTCCACCTGCCACAGTTGAACTACTTGATTTTATTATTTGATTAAGATATCCACCAGCTATTACCGCTGTACAACTTGTTTCAAGTATTTCATTGCGCTGTCCACCGCCAATACTAGAGTTGTCTGTGTTTCCACTTACAATATTAAAACTTCCACCAGCTATAGTACCTGCATATGCAGAAACTTTATTAAAATAACCTTGAACAATACTAGAATAACCTCCCTGTACAACGTGTCCAAAACCACCTAAAATTGATCCACCTGGTGCGCTCCAACCAAAAGCTGAGCCAATAGTTGAATTAGATGCAAAATTTACACTTCCAGAAACTCCAACTAAAAAATTAGCTGTTGAAGCTGGAACTTCTACTTTTGTTCCATTGGAATTTTTTTGTATAAGATATAATGTATCTAAATCTGCCATAATTATGCTTTGCTCCAATTAGTTAAAATTGGTATAGCATACCAATTACCTTGTATTCCATTTCCACTGGAACATATATAAAAATATTGATTATCCCAAGCGATTTGTCCGCTATATCCTGGACTAGTTACTACTAATGGAGGAGTGCTAGAACCAATTCTAACTCCTGCGTTAAGATTTACTTCTGAAACATTTCCAGTAATTCTGGAATATCTTAAATCTAATTGTCCAGAATTAGTTAACTGTTCTGTAAAAATTTGTAATCCATTAAATGTGCGCATCTAGTAATTTACACCAAAATTGCTAATAATTCCTAAGTTGAACCCAAATTTAAGTTTTTTACCTTGCTATGCTCAAGACTTACTATGATATAAAAGACTTGCTATATAGCTACTAACTTGATGCTCTGCTGCTATTTCTTGAATATTATTTACTTGCTCTAAATTTTGATCGATAGGTTTTTCAATATAATCTTGAAGTTTGCTGCTCCAATTGGTTGGATTTTCATTAGCTATAATAATCTCAGAAATTTTTTCTGCATCTTCTTTTTGTTGGTTGCTTAATTTCTTGACATTTAATTTTTTTCTAAAAGCAGATTTAATCTCTTCTTCTAGATTTTGTGCAGCTAATATATTTTCTTTAATTTTAGATACTGAGAAGTTAGCGTTTGAACCAACTGGTTTAATATTTTTAGTTGATTGAGGAATTCCAGTTGATCCAGATGGTCTACCACTTTGAGCACCACCGCCACCAATAATTGGTTGATATAGACCTTTATCTTTGAAAGATTTGAGTTTTTGTTGAGATTCAATTGATTCTTCTGAAGTTGGAAGTCTTCCAGTTTGAATAGCTTGGACTCCTTCTTCTGGAGTAAGAATTCCAAGTTCAATAAGACGATTGTATATTCTGGAATATTGAACATCATCTTTCAAGCTAATATCTTCAAATGATGGTTGAGGAAAGTTTTTAAATCCTAAATCTTTACTGATTCTTCTAATTTCTGGTACTAAAAATTCATTAATAAAAACTTCTCTACCTTGTTTTAGTCTTTCAATGAAAACTTGAACTTTAATACTTTGATTTGCGAATTTTTCGCTACCAATAAGAATATTATTTAAACCAATTTGAATATCTCTATCTACGACTTCATATTTTTCTGGACCAATTAGATTTCCAATATCAGGTATAACAAATTGTGCTTTTGTTGTATAATCTGCAATCAGAACACGGCCAACGCTTTGATTTGCGAATAAACTTTGCATTGCTTCAAGATTCCTTTGATTTACTCCACCTTTTTCTGGCTCTGCTCCCATTGTTACAAGTAAAATTGCTTGTTGAGTTGTTCTTGTGACTGCCATATCCATTTTTTTCATTTCTAATTTCCAATTAATATCATCAAGAACTGGAAAGCCCATCGGAATAGAAAGTGGCTCATAATCTTGTTTCTTATAAAATACTGCTGCTAATTTTGTAGAGTCAAGAGGAACTAAAATATATCTATTATTTTTATTTTTAATTTGTTTTTTAGTTGCTTCTGGTAAAGAGTCAAATACTTCTATGTCTTCGTCTGTTTTAGGATCTCTTAATCTTTGTAATTCATAATCGCTTAAGAGTTTGTAGTAAATATTAAAATTATAATTTACTGATCCGCCAACATAAATATCTGCAGGATTTAATATAGTATATCTAGCTGGAATTTTAATATTTTTTGCTGCTTTGATTCTTGAACCGAAGACCTGTACTATCTTTAAAGTATCTTCTAGCGATAATTCTGTATCAAATCTATAAGTGAATACGTTTCCGCTTCTATAGTATTCTCTAAAAAATTGATCTTGGAAACTTGCTAAATTAATCTTCTTAAAATACGCTGTAAAAAATTCTCTTGATTTTTGACTGCCACCAGTTAAATAAATTGGGCTAGCTGAAAATTCAGTCATTAAGTCAATTGTATTTCTAAAAATACCAACATTATAATATGCCTTTTGACATAAAACAATTGCATCTCTAACGTCTAAAGTAGATAGGTTTTGAATATTTGGACTAAATCTAAATGGAATAAGTCCTTGGTCAATATTAATAAACCTATTAGTTCTTTCTATATCTGCTGCTATATTTCTTCTAATAGCAGTCGAAGCTCTTGCTTCTGAAAAAGTCCCATTCTTTTGTGAAGACCCTTCTACCATTAAGGGCATTATTTCTGAGGCATTTGAAACTTCCATTTTTTTAGATTTTTTACTCATTTTTAATTTATATTTAAAATATTTACACTTATTTAATCATTATAGGAGAAAAAGAGTTGGATATCTGTTCTTTTTGCTGCATCATTAAGTCATTATATGACTTCAAACCCCAATTGGCTAACATAAATGCAGAATAATTATCTTTTCTAGCTTTATTAGCAGAGGCACTTCTTTTTAAATGTTGAGGTAAATCAAAGGATTGAGTACCCCTACTAGTAGCAGAATGCTCAATTAATACGCATTGTTTCTTAGTTTGATAAATAAAATCGTCTTGATTTTCTATAAAGTCAAGCATTTCCCAATCTTTTTTATCTTCTGTTTTTAGTAGTTCCATTGGTAGTCTTAATGAAAATTGAGAATTAAAGAAATCATCTGAAGCTGAAGTTTTGCTTGCAAACCAAACTTTTTTATAATCTATGCATGCTTGAAGATATTCATTAGCTCTTCTTATAAAGTTGCTGGTAAATACTTGGTTAAAGCATATTCTTTTATTTTCTAAATTATATTGATTTTTAGCTTTTCTTAACATTTGATTATAATCTTCACCTTCTAGGTCTGAATCAAAATCAAAAGAATTTATTTCAAGTTTATTATTTTTAAATAGTTCTGATTGGTTTGCCGAAGCTAAGAATACGTCTGCTCCTGCATTATCCATAACAATTAAATGAATATCAAAATTAGTCAATAAATAATAAAAATAATTGACATGATTCTTTAAATTTCCTAATCCAGCATAGGTATGAACTAAGGTTCCTTGTCTAGTGGTTTCATCTATTTCTAAAACTGCCATAGCAAAATAATCTGCATTTGGGCTATCACTCATATTAGGATCAATTCCAAGAATATATTTTTTATTTGGTTGGCCTTTCATTAAAGTATGTGGGCTTTCTCCATTTTTAATAGTACAATCTTCCATCTTTTTTGCATTAAAATAACTATCACTACCATCTGTGAATCTAGCGCAATATTCTCTCAAAAAACTACTATGACTTGATCCTCCAGCTTGAGCTTCTTCAATGATTGTTTTATCGATCATTTCTTCTGGTAAAGCTTCGTAACTTAATTGACTTACGAAGTATTTTGCTTCGCTTTTATCTTTTTCTAAAATTTTCTCAGACCATTCATTATAAGTTTTATAAAGATTTTCAAAAGTATAACTAGCTGAAGATAGAGCTATCATTTTACTTGTATTCTCAAATATCATTCTTTCTTCTGGTTTCATAATTCCATCTGCAATAAGCTTATCTTCGTATTCTCTTATCTCCATTCGTTCTTTCATATTTTGTGGAGCAACCAAGAATGGCATTAATACATTTTTAATAATCTCTTCTGGAAGAAGTAAAAACTCATCAAGTACTAGCACATTAGCGCGAAATCCTCGAATTTTTTCACCATTCAATGGAATTGCTACAATGCTTCCTCCATTAATTTGCCATTCAAATTGATCGTTTCTTTTAGCTTTAGCTCCAAAGCATTGAGCTAATAATTCTGCTCCTGGACTATCTACGATTTTTTCTAAATTATTAAATATAAATCTTGCAGTTCTAAAAGTTGGTCCAGCTATAAGTATTTTAGTATTAGGTTCAAATACACATTGAAGAAAACAAAATACAGATGCCATAAAAGATTTTCCGCAACCACGACCAAATACGCACATATTGAAATTTCTATTCATTAATGCTTTGAGATGAATTTCTTGATATGCAGCCAATTTAACTCCACTAATTAATTCAGTTGTAAATCCAATATTAGCTCTAAGAAATTTAGCAAGAGATATTTTTGCTTCTTTATCGTTAAGATAGCCTTTTAATTCTGCTAACTCAGCATTAACATCTTTAACTTCTCTTATATATTTATCTGGACAATATATCATAAAAGTTTCATATCATAAGCTAATTGTAAATCTACTTTGCTGTAAAAACATTTACTTGCAAATATAGATTCAATTGCTCTTTTCATTTCATTTCTACCATCAACAAATAAAAATTGTAGATTACTGTACTCTTGAATTAAAGACCTAGCGTTATGAAATATATACTCTGGCGTAGCTTTTATTTTTTTACTAATATGAGGTAGATATTGAAAGCTTAAAGCGCTAGCGAGTTTCTCCTCAACAATAACTATTAAATATGAATTATTCTTTTGAGCTTTTTCGATTTCATTTTTAAACCTATCAAAATTCTTAATACTTAAAGTGCTAATGAAGTCACTTAAGCTTTTTCTTTCTATATAGCAATTACAATTTTCATTGCTACAAGAATAATCTCCAAATGATAGAGTCTTAATTTCAAAAGGAGTATCAAACTTTAACCAACTCTGTTCTCTTGTGTCTACGTATATAGTATCTCTGTTTGTAAGTTTATTTTTAAATTGTGAAGTAATATTATTTGGGTGAATAAATTTATTTTCTAATCCTATGCTAGAGCATGTATCATAATAATCATTAAAAATTTTATTATAAAAAATAATAGAAGGACTCATTATAGTTCTCAACTCTATTTGCGTTGGAGAATATATCAAGTTCTTGTCTTTTTTTCTTTTAATTAAAAGATTCCTGCAATATTCTTGAGCTTTATCTAATGGTTGTTCTTTTAACCATTTTTTCATATTATTCTTATCGTTAAAATCACTATTTAAGTATTGATCTTTTGTTTTAAAATTAATTGTTTCGCCAGTAAGAAGATCTTTCTTGGGATAATATGTATGATAATATTTTTCTTTATTTAAACCATAACCTCTAAGCGCGAAATGAAGACTTTTTTCGTCTTTGAACTCTTTACCATCAACTTTACATATTACGCTCATCCATTTAAAATCTCATCCTTTGAGATCCCCAAAATTTTACATTTTATTTCATCCATTGTTGAAAGTCTATCTATTTCTTTTTCGATAGTCTTTTTTCTCATTTCTACCATTTTTAATAGTTTCGCTCTACTCTCTTCTTCTTTCCACATTTGCACAAGATTTATAATAGATGCAGTTTCTTTAACTTGTTTACTTAATTTATCACTTCTTTTTACTTTAAGATCATTATTTAATTTTTGCTGACGATTGACGCAATCATTATATTCTTTGCGAGCCGTGCTACTTGCTTCTACAAGAGCCATTGGGATTTTACCATCTTCTTGCATAGACAATTCTATTTGATGTTGTAAAACATTAATTGTTTGTTGAATATTAGAGGATATGACGACCTCTGTGCAGAGAACAATATATTGATCTACTTCTTCTTGAGAAAGATCTCCTTTATCGTAAGTATATCTTACGAAACTACTTTCGAATAATTCTCTATCTGGTTCATTATCATAAATATTCATTTGATGAGTAAATCTATGAGTATTCATATAACCAATTAATGAATTTATTTCTTTTTTATGTTTATGCGTAAGCTTGTTCTTATCAATTCCATCTAAAACATATTTATTAATTTTAGCTATAGTTCTTTCTTCACTACGAGGAGGCTTATATCCTTCTGTAGAAGCGTTTTCATTTTCAATATTATTAAATTTAATATTACTTGGTATATTTTTCATCTGTTCAAGAACACTTCTTGTTTCTTGGCACAAATTAGTTAATGATTCATTTTTAAATAAAATTTTTGCCATCTCCAATCCAGTCATCGTGTGACAATTGTTACTAATATATTCTTTTTGGTCTATTGTTAATTCTATTAAACCTTTTGCTTCGTATTCGTGGCTTTTCTTTGGTTTAATTTGTCTTGAAGCTAGAAATTGTTTAACAGCTTTTCCTTCTTTGCTTCGTCCATCTAAATCGTCTCTATCAAAAGCTAATTTAACTAATTCTGCTAAAGATGGAGGATTATTTGGTCTATCGTTCCATTCTTTTAAGAGTTTTAATTGTTGCTCTTCTGTTAGTATTAGTATATCGTCTGACATATTAACGCATATCTATTTCGCCACTATAAATATATTTCTTAACTTTTTGTATAATTGATTTTTTTAGATTTTTAATTTGCTTGTATCCAGCAGATCTATTTTTTTCCGTAGTTCTATAACCCATTATTTTTGCAGCCTCTTCTTCTGTTTTATGCTGAACATAAACCAATTCATAAAACTTCCATTCAGAAAGCTTGAGTATTTTAGACATTTTGTTGTGAATATTTTCTGCGCTTTTTTCAATATTAATATTATCATGCACCATATTGTGAACTTCTTGAGTATGATTTTCTAAAGCTACTGGAAGTTTTATATCATAAGCTGATTTTTTTCTTTTTTCCCACTTTTTATAAATAGAGCATGAACCGCATTGTTTGCCGTATATTTTGCATAAATCTTCACCTTCTGCTGCTGAACATTTCAAGCAAGGTCTCGAATAGTTTCCATAATTATTACGAATTAAATTTTTAATTTGATTACTTATAATTCTATTAACCCAAGGAGCAAGAGGCTGCTTTTGATCATAAAGAGCCCATTTATTATTTATATGTATTCTTAAAATTTGAGAAACATCATTAAAATCCATCCAAGCAAGCGCAGTTAGATTCCATTTATTTTTCCTCTTATAGATTTCTTGATCTATTTCAGAAATTTTTTCCTCAAACTTAGATTTATTTTTGCTCATTACTTTGATCGTCTAATCGATCCAGCTTCTTTTTTAAAATCTTCTAGGATTTTTTTATTTGATATTTTTTGAGATTTTGATTTACTACTATTTCTTTTACTTGGTTTTGATGGATTTTTTATTAAATCTCCTATTTTTTCTCCTCTAGGCGTTTCTGCAAAAGTTTCTATCTCTAAACGATCTATATTTGGAACATGATTAACTCCATTATCATAATCATCGTCGTCATAATTTTCATTTTGAATATTTTTAAAATTTCTTAATTTTTGATTAAGAGTAGGACGAGCACGATTAACCGTATTATTAGCTATAACAGGTTTATCTTGAGCAATTTGATTATTATCAAATGATTTACCACAATTACAGCAAAATTGGGGTTTTTTTAAAGAATAATCTGTTGGAGATCCACAAGAAGTACAATATCTTTTCATTTAATATAATTATATATTAAATATTAATTTAAATCCAATTAAAATAATTATTTAATATTAAACTAATGATAATAGATATTTTAATCTATTTAAACTGCCAAGTATCTCATCTCGTGTATTTAATAAATCTGAATCTCGAGTTTCATCAAGCATATCATTTAATCCAATCAAAAATTCAATATATGAATCTGTTGCGGTGCTAAAATTCAAATCAGAATAATTCGACATTTCAAGATTAAATCTAGAAGCGGCGATTACTCTACCATATTTGCCCATGTATGTTTCAATAAAAGTATCTATGTTTTCATCTAAACTCTCGTAAATTTTTCCAAAACTTTTGTGCTGTGAGAATGAAGCTGTTTGCCAATGGAAAATTTGGTATTGCTTTTGCATTTGAAGCATGGCTGTTTGAATTTTTTCTCCATCTAAAGATTCAGTATTTTGATCATCTGGAATATCGACTATATTATCTTGAGCTTTAATTTCTGGGGCTGGTGCAGTAACAGCTGTATTTGTTGGTTCTTTAATTTTGTTCATATTTTTAATATCTTCTGTAAAATCTACTTCAATTTCGTTTGCTTTAGCCTTCTTCTTTGGATTACTATAAGTATTTAAACATATTGCGACTTGTTGCTTATTTTCCATTTTAGGATTATCTTTGTTAACTTTATGCATGCAACGATTCATATAGTCATTTTGTTTTTCGTTATCCTTTTTTTGGGGAATCGGCATATGTAGTATTACACATGTTTATATACTAGTGTAAGAATATATATGACCATTTCTACTAGTTTAATTTGTTTTGCTGTATTGGTTTATATATATTATTTAGTAGAGAGAATTAAGTGATATTAATAGATTTGATATTTTTGGTTTAAATAAGCTTCGACTTGCTGGCGTTCTGTTAAAGTTAGTGTTCTATTATAAATTACTATTTCACATATATATGAATCAGATGCCTCTTCGTTCCCACCATTCCAAACTCCTCCACCAACTGATATTCCATTTAAAATAACTGTTGAATTAGAAATACCGCTGGAGTTGGAAATTCCATTTTGAGAAAAATCAAAAGTTGTATTTGCATCAGAAAATGCAGTTGTAATTAAAAAATCTGTTAAATTGTCTTCTCCTTCAGCAAGCCAACCATTACCTTCTCCACCATAAAATCTATTACTATAATTACCCCATGTTCCAATTAAAACATTACCAAAATAAGATGAAAATATTCTTCCAGTATTTGTTGGTTTTTGTTTTGTAACTGAAAAGAAAGTAAATCCAGTAAGACCAAAACTAGTGTTACTTAATCCAGTGTTACTACCAACTATAAACTCTATCGCTGGTTTTCCGTTTAAAAAAGAAGAAACAAGAGTTGGCGCATTTTGAATATCTGGAGTTAATACAATACCATTTCCACTCTGATCTGCCCATTCAATTACAGTTTGATATCCATAGTTAATAGATCTTGTAACAGTACCAGATATCGTACCATCTGGATCTAATATAACTGACGATCCATAGAGCTCTCCACCTCCAGCTTCGTTTGTCCATTGTCCATCTCCATAAGTAGATGAGTTAGAGTATTGAAGAGTAAATGTAGCTGTATCGTATAAACTCCAATTTCCAAGGCTTCCTTGTATATTTCCCCCACTACCATTAATCATATCTGAATATCCTGCAGACCTTTCATTTAGATAATAATTACCCCCTAATTCCTCAGGAATATCTCCACCATTAATATGTATACCAACTGTAATCTGATTATTTAAATTCCAATTAATGCAATCATAAGAATCCACATTAGAATTTTGGTCAAGATAGAATCTTCCTTCTTCACAAGTTATTGATTTACCATTTGCAGGGCAACTCAAAGAATAGTTATTACCAGCATCTGGGAATCCATTGGCTATGTATGTTCCAGAAAAACTTGAAAGTCCTCCAGTGCAAGTTAGAACAACTTGAGATATATAAGTTTGTAACGTAATCCCAGTGTCCGCTTTTAACCAAAGAGCTAATCCACCTAAACTTGATGGAAGAAAAAGTCCTGTTCTTGGAATTTTGAAGGTTGTATTTTTTTTAATTATTAAGCTCATTTTATTTATGAAGTTGTGCTGATAATAAGACTTCCACCTAGCACAATATCAGTATTGTATTCCCATCCAATTAATGGAATTGATAGCCCATTTGCATTATAAATAGTTGCTATAGTAATATTTGCTTCAAAAGTATCATATCCATCATCTATATAGCAATTTACTCCTAATCTCCATTCTCCAGCAACCCCTCCAGAAAAATTTAAATTTTCCCCACCATACACATATCTACCGCCTTTCCATAATAGATTTGAATCTCTTGTATATGGATTAACAAATCTAGAGCTTAGAATATGAACTGAACCATCAAAAAAATCTTGATTAAGAATTAATCCAGAAAAATATAAGTTAGGCGTGGAAAGCGGAAGCGTTGTTGGCGCTGCAATAACATCTCTTTTAACTATAAAAGCCATAAACTATATTACACTAGTCATCCAAATAGGTTTTTATATCTTTAATTAACTTTTTTCTATTATTTATTTCTAAAACTGTTACTAAAGTAGCTAATGATATTGGAAAGAATATCCTAAGAAAGAATTGAAGGTGATCTTCTTTACTTAATAAATCAAAGTAATTAATATAAAGGTCACTTAGCCCCCAAAGCGTAAAAAGTATCGCAGGGATAAAAGTGATAAAAAAGAACTTATCATAGGATTTTAAATCAGCCCACCAATTCTTAATTTTAATTACCATACATAGGGCTTACACATCTTATCTGCTAATAGGTGGACCAAGATCGCTTCCTATTGGTGTGGCTAGTGATGGATTAGGTGACGAAGTTACAGGAGGAACAAGATTGGGATTTAGTAGAGGATTAAATTGTTGTGAACCAGATATTGCTCCTGCTCCACCACCTACCGATGCAGGACTAGCTGATGCTTCAGAACCAGCAGCAGTATCAATATCAGGAACATCACCTCCATCAATTTTACCTAAAGCAGTTGCACTATCAATTCTACCAGATACTACATCATTTATTTCACTAGCGAAAGATATACCTTGTGCTTTTGCAGTTTCTTGTGCGCTAGCGACTCCTTTAATTAAAGCATCATTAGCAAGTGGTGGCAATCCTTTTTCAGTAAACAAAGGTGATGAAGATGTTAAATCTTTAACATCAACACTCTTTGGACTTGAAGATGTCATTCCGTTTGGTGTTGCAGAAATTCCTTCGCCAGATTGTAATGTCATTGATTTACCATTTTTATCTGTTACGACAACTCCTGTGGTTGTTTCGGCCACGGCAATATGAGTAGCATCATCTCTCACATCAAACACTACAGTACTTCCATTTACTGCAGCTGTAACGCTTCCTGTTGTTACAGTTATAGTTTCTGTTTCTGGGTCTTTTGAAACAAGAAATGTTCCTTTATCGCATTTAACCAAACGTTCTTTTCTAATAAATGAAAAAATTGAATTAGCGCCAATTCTTGTTATTGATTTATCGTCTAATGATATTTCGCACATGCTCTGTTCGCCAGTTCCAACTTGAGTATCTGATTCTATTTTGTCATTTAGAATAGCTGTTACTTTATTTGTATCTTTGAGACTGTAAACGTCATTTTTTACAAATGATAAAACAGAAGCAATTGAGCTATGATCCATTAGAGCTAGCAGAACTAGAGTAATTAATATTCTTATCATATAAAGTATTAGACAGTTGAGATTGAAAAACATTAGATTTATATTTTAATGTTACTTGTTTCATCATGTAGCCTACTGACACATAGATTGCTTCATTATAAATTGGATTAGATGGTTTGTGGTTATTTAAATTTAATATCCATTTGTGAGATTCTAATCCTATAGGCTCAATACCTTTGGTAAAGCATGAAGCTTCTTTTGTAACATATACAAATTCTAATCCAGATTTTTTTATATCTTCTTGCAATGTAGATTGAGGCATATAAACCAAACAAAAAATAAGCCCTGTTATAAAGATGCTAAATGTATAATAAATTTTATTCATTGCATTGTAAAAATAGAATATCTACCTTTGCCTAAGCACTGATAATAGTATGTATACTTTTCTTCTCCAATTTTATGAACTCCCCAAACTTCATCTTTAAAATAATCTCTTAAGCTAACTGTTTTGTGTTCTCCAATTTGTTTTTGTATCCATGTTGTAACTTCATGGACATTTCCTTCAAAGACTACTACTTTTCCATGACTTGTGTATTGCATTTTTCTGTTCCGCTTGCCGTTTGTATATCTAAATTGTTTTTAGTTTGTTTAGCTATTATTGATCCTATCATAGTTAATATTAAAAAACAAGCAAAAAGTAATCCATAATGTGTTTTTTGTTGGGCTTTCTTTTTGGCTCTATATTGATGAAAATTAGTTATAAAATCTTCTGTATCCCTTTTAGAGGGAAGACTCTTTTCATAATTACTTAATAATAAGTTTCTCATGTGATTATCCATTGTTTTATTCTATCTGGCTTTTGTGTCAGATTCTAATATTACACTACCATCTATTCTTAACAAGTTTCTTGTGCTTCCATGTGGATTTTTAATTGTTTTATCTAAAGCACCACTAGAATGATTAGTAAAAGCTTTAGTAAAGTCCACTAAGAAATAATCATTTGTATCTAATGCTAATATTTTTTTAGAATTTTCTATACCATATTCACCACCTGCTCCTCCAAAACAAGATCCTCTTTTCCAGATAGTAGGATGCTGTTCATTGTGTGCAGGACAACTAAACACAGTATTTGCTTTCTTTTTTTTACCTGTATATGTAACAGGAATATAATTAGTGAGATAATATTCTATGTTAGATTTATCAACTACATTTTGAGTTGTGCCACCAAATCTACTATCGCTAATAAATGTATTAATTGTTTGACCATCTGGACCTGGAGGCAACCAACCATCATTTTCTGCTGCAAATAATAAAATACTTGTACCAACTTGTTTCATGTTTGAAGCACAAGCAGCTTGAGATGATTTACGTTTGACTGCGCCAAAAGCAGAGAACGATAAGCTCATTACAAATGCCATTATAACTATTACAACTGCCATTTCAACTAATGTAAAACCAAAAATTTTTAATAGTCTTGGATGTTTTAAAAGCGTGTTGGGAGTTTGCATTTGTTTCTCCTCACAATTCTAAGACCTATTAAAACACTAGCACCACCTAATAGAAGTGATAATGTAGAAGGTTCTGGAATAACATTTACTACTCCATCTGTGGTAAAACTATTAGCGTCCCATTTCAAATTTGAATTAGCAGTATCTAAATTAGGTAATGCTGCTAGTAATGTATTAACATCAAATGTAGATGCTTCGATTGACTCAAAATTAAATAAATCATAACTATCATTCATTTGAAATGAGTAATTATCTAATGTTTCAAATGTCCATGATGTACTAGCTCCTAATGTCAATAATGTACTTACATTAATAGCGTCATAGGTAGTACCTCTGGTAGTTGGTGCGCCTAATTGGAATTGGAATGTTCCATTACTTCCATTCAACTCATAAGCAGTTAGCAGACCAGGACTATTGCCAGGGGCCACAGTACCACCATTTAAAGTCAAACCTTGCACACTACCAGAGCCACCTAATGTACCTCCTGTATTTACTAAAACATCTCCTGCGTTTCCATTTACGGATAACAAACTTCCATTGATAGTAGTACTACCAATAGTACCACCAGAATTAACCGTAGCTGTACCAGAATTAAATACAACAGTACCAGCTGTTCCTTCTACTAACAACGTTCCTCCACCTACAGTGCTAGTACCCAATAGACTACCTCCTGATTTTACATTGAGTCTGCCCCCTGTGTTAACCGTGGACACGCCAGTATTTCCATACACATCTAATGTACTACCATTAACAGTTGTGATACCAGAATTACCACCCAAATTCACTGTAGCTGTACCAGAATTAATAATAGTCTGGGCCACTGATCCACCCACAATCAAAGTACCACCATTAACAGTAGCTTTGGAAGAAGTACCACCTGTTTTCACATCAAAAATACTGCCTGTGGCAATTGTTGTTTCACCTACTATGCCACTATTGAGTAAACTTCCTCCTGTGAGAGTCGAGTTTCCAAGGAGCCCACCACTATAAACTGTTGCAGTTCCTGCAGACATGGAGAATGTACTGCCAGTTCCTCTCATGTCTAAAGTACCACCTCCTTGTGTTATTGTGCCAGTTGCACCATCTACTGATACTGTAGTAGTAACTCCAATGGAAAAATTACCAATAGTTCCTGTGCTATCAACTATTAGTCTTCCACTGTTAGCAGCCACACTGCCTGCAATGCCTTTAACTCTCAGAGTTCCTCCTGCCACAACAGAAGCACTAGAAGCAATGGAACCAGCAGTATCTACCAATAGTGTACCTTCTTGTATGGTGGTGTCACCGTTGTAAGCATTGACTGCCTGTAGAGTGACTGTGCCTGTGCCTGACTTGGTTAAACCTCTGATCGCAGCAGCTGTATTAAACAGTGATCCTTTGAAAATAAAATCACCTACACCACCCAAAAGACTAATATCTGCAGTGGTGCCTCCAATGTCCATGGTGCCATCAAACTGCACAGTTAAATTAGTGCTGTTGTTGAACAATCTTCTGCCACCACTAGTACCTGCAGATGGAGTTAATATGTTTGCGCCATTAGTAAACTGTAATATTGTTTTGTATCCACCATGATTGGTGAAACTCATGTTGCCTCCTTGATATTGGTTTACAGCATAAGTGGTAGTAGCAACAGAATTAGATCCTGCCAAGTCCACAGTGCTCATGTTGGCCAGACTGCTAGACCCTTTGAAACTATTCTGAACTGATAACCCTGTAACTGAATTGACTACTAGTTTTGAAGTACCATTTGACATTGTTACTAGGCCTTGACCTACGCCTGTAGTACCATTCACAATGACTGTGCCTCCACCTGTTATTTCAAAACCACCAGCTAGTGTGTTGGTACCATTCATTGTGACAGTGCCTGCTCCTATGTGTTTAACTATACCAGCAGTGGACAGACCTCCTTGCTTCAATTCATTGTTGAATGTGAATGCGCCATCTCCTGCCAGAGTTAATGTTCTGGATGTACTAGAAGATGCAGTTGTAAGAGAAGCAATATTATTGAATACTAATGTACCACCTGTTGCTTGAAACCAAGTGTTACTGTTATTGGCATTCTCCACTAATATGTTGAATGTTTGAATGGCAGTAGAATTGTTAGTAATGCCACCACTAGATGATAATGTCTGTGCACCATTAAAACTATTAATTAAATATGGATTTGCATTGGTTAAAAATGTTATATTTTTTGCAGCTCTAGTGGAAGTCAAGATGACGGTATTATTATTGGCTCCATAATTGCCAAATGTAATTTCATCTGTGGTAGTGCTTGAGCTAGTAGATGAAGGTTGAATTCCATTTGTCCAACTGGTTGGTGATGTCCAGTTTGACCCAGTATTGTTCCAAAGAAATACTACTGCATGAGATTCTTGGACAGCTCCAGACATTAAAAAAGCCGCAATTAATTTTGCGGCTGTGTTTCTTAGTAACCCTTTTAGTAGGTTTATTTTCATGGTATTAGTTTACTCCTTCTTGTTTTCATCTAAATGTATAGACACCTCTTGATAAGTTTTGTTCATTTTATTTTTCTTTGTTTTTTGAACATATGTCCAATCATTTAACATA